CCTACAACATCTATGTTGCCAGTTAAATTTGCATTGCTTGCTTTTATTGGCGCTATTGCAGAACCAATTTTAAACTCAAACCTATCATCACTTTCGTTAAACTGAAAGATAGCGTTATCACTTGAACCCCTTTCAACTTCTAGCCCAGCGTTTTGAGATGGCGAACCGGTTGCATCGCTGTTTAACACCAGTATATTATCGCCTATAGAAACAGTATTTGAGTCAACTGTAGTAGTTGTTCCACTTACCGTTAAGTTTCCGGTGATTGTTAAATTACCACCAAAAGTATCGTTTGTGTCAGACCTTAAAAAAGCACCAGCACCACCTATAACCTCAACACTAGAGCCGTCAGCTTTACCAATGTAAAGTTTATCGGAAGCTTGTGAATAAGCTAACTCACCATATGCCAAACTTGTAGGGGTATTTGTGCTATTAGACCTTTTTATTTGTAATGTATTAGCCATTTTTACCTCACTATGGTTGCTTTACTACTTTTAATTTCGTAGTTTAGTTTTTGGACACTTTGCAGTTCACTTAACTGCTCTTCCGTTAACACTGCGCCCACTCTTGGTGTTAACGTATTCACTAAATATACCACTTCATATTCATAAACTTCTTTTTTATTATTGTTATGTTCTTTTGCATTAAATTGATAGTTTTTAATAATTTGATTGCAAATAACCTTTCTATCCATAGAAGAATTTATTTTTAAATTTTTTTCATTTTTTTCAGCAATGCTCAAAAACTGCCCCCACTTATTGTAAGCCCTACTGGCACTACAGTGCTTGTCCATTTATCACTACTACTATTGTAAACTAACAAAGAATTATTAACACTTACCGTTCCATCTACTACGCTTTTGTTAAGTATTGTATTTGGTCCAGCTACCCCTTGCTCTCCAACATTTGTTACATTTACTTGTGTTTCTGTAATTACTACTGTATTTGTTGTCATTTTTAACTCGCACTACTTGTTACTTGTGGCGTAACTTCAAATGTACCCATTATTACTCTATCAACAAAAGTTGGTGAAACATTTGTATTATATATTTCTAAATCATAATAATATGTTTGTGGGTTAAAATTATCAGTTACGTTTGCCGGTATATTTATTGTAATTTGACCATTACTAGCATTACTTATTGCTACATAGTTATTAGATGCGCCTAAAGCCAGTAAAATATCTGAGTCGGTTATTTGCCCATATCTTATATCCATTCTAGCCCCATACCCAGTTAAATTTATAGCAGAGCCACTAGAATTTTTATATGTAACTACCACATTAAATGTAGCGCCTTGATCACAAACTAAATCTGCTTCACCAGCCGTCATTAACTTCTCCTTACCATGCCAACATTTGAACCACGAACTGTTCCATATGGTCTTACAATGTTTAAAACACTTCTTGGTAAAATTGGGGGTTGATCAAACTTATCTATATTAACAGTTAATGAACCTAAACGTACTTGGTCAAAACCTTGTGTATCTGGTTCTGCTGTTCTATCATTTTCTGCTAAATATCTTGCAAATTCTGAAGTTGCATTTTTAAGCCATGTAGGAATGCTTTTATTATCAAAAACATAACCATCTTGGTCATAAACACCACTTCTTGGAAAACGTAAAAATTGCCTTGTTACATTGCCGGCATTAGAACTGCTTATACTTTCTGCCATATTAAAAGTTGGTTCACCGTACCAATCAATTTGTTCATCTAACGTGCGTGATGCCATTATTATTGCACGGTTTTTGTCATTAGATGAAACAGATAACCATGATGTACCATGTGGGTGTTCATCATTATAAGAATTTGCTTCTGCCAGTGTGCAATAAGCGTTTGCATTCGTTATTGCTGAACCAGTTTCAACTATTAATGTTGGCATAATAAACTCCTAAAACTTATTTTTTTGTTTTAGGTGCTTTGCCACCTTCCCAAGCCTCATTTACATCTTTAGTGCTTTTATCATCAGCTTTTAAAGTGCCATCTGAGTTTCTTGCTCGTTTAGGTTCTTTTTGGTCTGTCCAACCCTTTTTTTTCCATTCATCTAATTCATCAATATTTATGACGGCTTCAGCGCCACCTTTGCTTACAGCAATAGTTTCCATAACAATTCCCTTTTAAAAAAGGGGGGCGTGAACCCCCCTAATAATTAAAATTAACCAGCTATCCTTACAGCATATTCCGGTCTAATCAACTTAACGCCCCAAAGAGCATCAAGTTCATAAACAACTTGCTTATACTGTCTGTAAACTTCCAATCTCATTGAAAGTCCAGTTACTGGGTCTGTCATAGAAACAATATTGTTGCCATATGCATCACCGGCTGTCTCTGATGTTAATGGGCGCATAGCTAATGCAAACGCATCTCTATGGAAAGCCAAGTTAACAGTGTGAGAAGCCTTTTTAGTTACACTAGCGTTATCTGCAACTATTGCTTTAATTGCTGGGCTAACTGTAACTGTTTGAGCGCCACTACTTGCTGTAGGAGCAACGGTAATTGCATAAGTTTGTGCATGACCAGCGAATGTAACAACATCGCCAACTACAAAACCACTTGTGCCACTCATGCCATCGATAGCAACGCTTGTATCACCAACAGCTAACGCTCCGTTAACTAATGGTGTGCCACTGCCACCGGCTGTGTGTGTAACAACTTGGTCATCAGTAAAAATGTCAAAACCAAACTTTCTGCCAATTTCACCTTCACGCTTAACGCCAATGTCTCCACTTTCGTTTACACGTTGAAATTCTGCTAATGCCAGTGCGTTTGCTTCTGCATCAAAGTCAAGAACCATACGCCTGTTATCTCTTGGGCATAACTGCTGATTTAAAACTTTTCTTGCATTAGTTGCATCTGTAACATTACTGCCAAAAGGTGTTGTACCGGAAGTACCTACAAAGCCGTAAACGCCTTTGAACTCTTGCAATACAGTTAAGTTAATTTGGTTTGATAATGCTCTAACAGCTTCAGACATTTGCATTGGAATGAAGTGTTCGTTTTTATCAATATCAACTAACTGCTTATCTGTTAAATGAAAATTAACCTTTTTCCAATTATTTAATGATATTTGGACTTTGGTTGGTGCGCTATCTGCTGGTGCTTCTAATACGTTTGAAGGTACAGTATCACTTACAGTAAGCGAACTTGGAATTGGCACATCGATTGTATCGCCTTTTTGGGCGCTTTCATTGCTGTAATCCAAATTTACTAGGCGAGGCATTACTGCTTGTTCTCGTAGCGCCAATAAACCACGAGCTAGTATTTTTGGAAGTATATTAGTAATGGTATTAGCCATGACTAAAGTCTCCTTATAGTTATAGATTAAGATTTAGTAATAAAGCAGATTTACACCGTAAGTCTGTCGCATACACCGTATGCTATTCGGTCACAACGACCTTTCCACTAGCGATTGCTTCTAGGTTGGTATTTAATGCGCCTTGATCTAATCTAGAAACTTTTCTAGCACCAAGACTACCACCCCCAGTAGCACCACCACCAGAACTGGATTTATAAAGGTGAGGAGCTTCTTCTGATAAGTCCTCTAACCACTCTTGCATCGTAAGTTTGGCTGAACCATTCTTACTATACAAAGGCGTATCGTTTTGCATAGCTACAATCGTATTATCTTGCACTTGCCAAATTTGTGAACCTCTGCTTAAAACATCTTGCAACGCTGTTGGCGCTACACCAGCTTTTATAGCTTCATCTTTTAAACGGTTATTAATAGTCATTGCATTTTGTTGCGAAATTAAATCATTTACTTTTCGCTCATTTAATTCTGCAATTTCACGGTATTTGTTTGCTTCTGCTTCTAAAGTATTACGCAACTTTTCTGTTCTGCTCAAAACAACTTCTTCTACTTTACCGGCATCAATTAACTTTTGGTCATCAATTAATTGTTTTTCTTCTTTTAATTGTTTGTACTCTTCTACATTTACACCGTTTAAAGTGTTTTGAACTTTTTCTAATTCTTTTGTGAGTTTTATATTGTTGTTTCTAAATTCATCAACTGTTGTTTTTGGCACTAACCCATCTGCTTGTAGGTGAAAACCACCATCTTTTTCAATATAATATTCTTGTAAATTTTCTGGGATATCTTCTTTTTTAGTATAAATGCTTTTTAATGCCACTATAACCTCACTTTTGCAAAAATATATAATACCAATGGCACTAGCTGACAAGAAAAAAATAACAAAAAATAAAAAAAACTTGACAAATAGTGCAAATGGCACTATAATAACAAGGTTAGCTCACAAATTTTTTTTTAAACATAGTTAATTGATAAAGTTTTACTAATGTGGGCTAACGCCTAACTTAGATGAAAGGAAATTTATGTGGTTATTTACACCCAACGCCTTTTTTAGCGTTGTAGAAGATTATAATAATAAAAAAAATTTAATGGTAAGGGCTAGATTTAAAGGGGATATTGAAAAAGTATTTAAAACAGTAAAAAATACAACCCATACCCCTCAAAATGATTATCCTTACCGTGCAAGCATACCAAAGGAAACTGTCGCTCAAGTTGTGGCAAGTAATATTTTGCGTATTAATTATTCAAATTTTAAAGATGAAGCCCAAAATGTTTTGGGTTTGCATAAGAACAAACGTCTAGACGCTTTGCATGAAGTTTGGAGCGTTATGGTTAATGCCGGTGATGCCAGTGCTTTTAATTTTAAAGATTTTAAAATTAATAAAAAATTTAAACGTAAAACATTTGACTTTACCGATATGGGTGGGTACTTTAAATTTAGAAAACGATAATAGTTTTTAATTACATTTAATTTCCTCCCAAGAATTAAATATTATAACCCCCTATTTATTTAGGGGGTTTTTTTATAATGGTTAAATAGTTTTTCAGCTATACGCCTACCATAATCTTCATCATAACCATACATTGTCCAAAACTTATTTTCATTGCCAACTTTATCATGCAGTTCTTGGTGGTGGTAAAAACATAAAGGCACAACATTTTTATCACTTGCCTTTAAACCCATGCCCCTATTACCATCATAAGGTTTTAATAAATGATGCGCATTGGTTGCCCCATTACAACTTTTATGCAGTATTATGCAACGCATTCTGCTTACAAATTCTAAATAATTTCTATTTTTGTAATTTTTTTTCATAATAAAAACAATAATATACAATTTTTTTTTAAAAAAATGTAAAAAAAGACTTTACAAATAGTGCCAATGGCGCTATATTATATGTATAACTTAAATACAAAAACAAAACGGAGTAACAAATGAACATAGATTATACAAAAATGGTTAAATACCCAACAGAGTTCAAAAGCGTATTACCATCACATGAGCAAGCTAACGTAGCTTGGGGCGATTATGTAAACAACAAACAATCAGAACTTAAAGCAAATTTTCAGTTTGAAAGAGATTATGAAAGAAATGAAACATTAGGTACTAACGGTTATTATGCAACTGAAAGACCAATTTGGAATGTTAAATATTTTGATGGTTATACATATGAAACTATTGGTTGTGTAACAGCTTTTGATGGTGATGAAGTAAGATGCACATTTAAATATTTAGATGTTGAATATACAGCAAGTGGATCGCACCCATTTGAAGCATTTGAAAACGCAGTATCAAAATCATTAAGTTAACTTAAACACAAAAGGGGGCGCAAGCCCCCAAAGGAGAATAAAATGGAAAACCTTTATGATAATTTTTTAATTAAATATTGTGAAGATGATATTAAAAAACATACAGAAATATTAAATGACAGAAAATGGAAATTAAGACATTTAAAATTTCAAGCAATAATGGGTAAAAGAAACGACCCAGCATACCGTATGTTTTTTATAGATTTGTATAATTACAGTGGCGTAGATGAAACAGAAACTACTTTTGATGCTTGGTTACTACAGCCAAAATGGTGGAACTCATATGCTGAAGAAGAAAGTATAAATGATGCAATGACTAACATAATTGATTTTTATGAAGCAGAACTTTATAGGGAAGGGGGTAATCAATATGGCTGGTAAAAAGATACACAAAGGCAACCACCATGATAATGATTGTGAGCATTATGAAGATGAATATTTACTATCTTGCACCACAAAAACTAAAAGTGGTTTAAACATAAAGTGGGATTGTTATATGTTTGATAATTCTTGTGATGGTAAACCGGCTGAACATTCATTATGTTTAAGAATGGGCGATAGTGGTGGTGATTATATAAGCATAGATTTAAAAGACATGATTAAAATGTATCTGCGTGATAGAACCAATAGATGGGAATAGTTTACTCCAAACTTAAAGGGGCGTTAAGCCCCTTCTTTTTTTATTAAATCATAATCACTTACAATAACTTTAAGTAATGTTGTTTGTAATTCTTTAAAAAACTCATTACTTATATTTTTTTTGCACTCTGCATTCCATCTATTTGTTTCAAAATCTTCACCATACTCTGGTAAAGTTCTTCTTATTTCAATATTGCCAATATCCCATATAAAATCATCACTGCCACTTTCTAATTCACCTTGTAAAAATCTAACGGCTCTTACACCATAATTTGTAGGCATATACCATCTATCCAACCCAATGCCTATTCCTTCGGCTTTTAAGCCACCTGTAAAGGTATAATTTTTAATTAACACTAAATTACATATGTAATTAATTCTACCCCCACTAACGTGCAGTATCGGCTTTCTATCAGCTATATAGTTTTCTAGTTTTTGTTCGGCTTCATTCATTTTAATATTTTAAGCTACCTTCATCAAATTTTCTTCTATATGTATTAAAAGTCATAATAACTTCATCTAATGCACGACCATCAACCCAGTTTGTGTAACCCCTTTCTTTTAAATAATTAATTATTTCTTCAACTTCTGTTGGGCTGTCCAATCTTATAAAGTTTAAATTATCAAACAAAGAAAGTCCATTTTTAAAATTTGTTTCATTATCATTTCTTCTTGCCCATAATTTTAGTGTTTTAATACCATATGCTCTTTCACCAAAACTTTCTCCAGCCTTTACTGTATTTCCAAATCTATCCCTACTGTAAGAATGTGTATCAAGTCTTTTTAAATGATCAGCTTTCCATAATACATTGCTACTGCTATCTCTTGCTTTTTCTTTTATTCTTGTAAAAAAATAATCAGCACCACCAGTAGCTAAATCTTCCTCTGGTGACATACCATGTAAATCTATACCTTTTCTAAGTTTATCAACTGTTGGTGTCATTGTGCCACCATTATCAAAAATTTGTTTTAAAACATCAACTTTATCTCGAGCCGTAATAACGTGTGCAATTTCATATTCTTCTTTGAATTTGCTAAATTCTTCAGTATCTAAATCAACTCTTTTTGTTAAAATTCTTCCTTGTGTGTTTGCTTGCCAGCTACCAAAGGGATTATAACCTACCTTTTGTGTAATATCTTCACCGGTTAATTGTTTTATTTCATCAATATATGCTTGCTTTTGTTTTTCTATTGGCAATTTTGAAATGTTTTTTATTGTTTTATTATAAGCATCAAACTCATTTTTCTTTTTTATTACTCTGTATAAATCTGGACTTTCAAAAACGTCATCTTTTAAAAACATAAATTCTTCAAGACTTTTGTGCAGTTCTACTTGATGTAATTTTCTTAAATATACAACTTCTCTATCTATATCTGAAGCCCTTTCAGCGTTAATGCCTAATTTACGCATAGTATCTAATATTTTATTATGCCCATCTACAGCATCTTCTACTTCAAATGTTAATTTGTTTTGTAATGCAAAATTATTAATATCTTTAAAATCTGTACCATCAAAATATTGTGGGAAATATGTTACTTTAACACCATCTACATTAGCTGTATAATGGTCAACAAAAATATAATCATCATCAGTTCTAACAATTCTACCTTGTGTATCAGTAACCCCAGTTATTTCACCTTTATCAAAGGTTCTTTTTTTCCATTGAAATTTTGAATTTTTAGTCCATTTGATTGCCGACTCTTCACCTAAAACTGTAAATTCTATTTTATTTCTATTTATAAAAAAACCTCTTTCATCAAGTAGTTTTTTAAAATTAGCTGGTGGGTTATAAAAAGCTGGTGTTGAAGTTGTTACTTTATCACTAAGTCTATACTGTTCTAAAAACTCAATAATGTTTTCATTTGCGCTTCTAGCATTCATGAGATTTGCACTGTCAGCTACAGATAATTTGCCTTTTAATTCAAGATTTATTGATTTGTTTACGTTTGTATATTTTAAAATAAGTTCATCAGCATTTGAAAATGTATATGGAGCTAATTTATCACCTTTTGCTGTTCTAGCTTGTATGCTTTTCAGTGTATTTATTAACATACTGTCATCTGAACTTACATCAAAACCACTTTTTATTGTTCCAGATTTTCTAACCGTTTTGGTTAGTTCCTCACTAACATTTCCCCTTATTTTTGTATATGCTCTTACTGTACGCTTTGATGTTTCTTCTGCAAAATCATTATGAAAATGTATCAACTGGTCTTCTATTTGGTCTTTATCTATAGCTAAACTATAACCATTTGCACCAGACTTTTTTATGGCATCTTTTTCTGTTTGTACTATCTCTTTAGCAAGTGGTGTTGGGGTTTTTCTGTTTAATTGATCTAATTGTGGTTTAAATCTTTTTGCTAAATCATTTTTTCTGCCAATAAGTTTTTCAGTTATTTCATCAACCATATTAGCTGGTAATATTTCTGCTACAACATTTCGTATTTCATCATCAGTAATTTTTACTATTTTTGCTACGCCTACTGCTATTTTATCATTATTTAAATTTTTAAAAACTTCTGTTGCATTTGGGTTTATTGAACTTGTGCGCAAACTTCTTATTTCAAGAACAGAGTTTTTAGAAAAATCTTTTAATTCACCCTTTGCCCTATATATTAAAGAACCACCAGTGTCTAACCTTAAAGCCCCACTGCCATCTTTTAGCCGTTTTAAATTTAATGATTTTGCACCACCTTCACCAATAACGTCCCAATTAGCAAGCCAAGCATCTACAGCAAAGTTTTCATCTACACCATTTAAACCAATCATGTCTTGCACTTCAATATCATCAACATCTTCTATTTTGCTTGCAATTCCAATTCGGTTTATTTTTGTACCACCAATTTCACCATCAATATTTATTATTTTTAAGCGTGGTACACGAACACCAGCCATTTCATATAATCTTGCAGATAACATTTCAATATATGTTCTTTGTATTTCTTCTGGTGATTTTATATAATATTTTATACCAGTGGTTTTATCTTTAAATGTACCACCTAAATTACTACCACCTTGCCCACCAACTTGTTCCATGTTTGAAAACAACAACTGCTGGTCATTAGCTTCATCTACTGCAACAATACCATCTTGTTTTTTGCCAGCTTTTGCTATTTTAGCTTGTATAGCTGTATCTACTTCAGAAAATTGTTCATCATTTAAACTATCTAACCACTTTTGTTCGCCTTTTGTTAATGCTTTACCTTGCGCACTTTTTGTTGAAACAACGCTTTTTAAACTATTAAAATCAGCTAATTTTTTTACTGCTACAGCTTCTTGTTCAATAAATTCAAGTAAATCAACAAAATCAGCTTGAAGTATTGGGTTTTTTTCTTTTATTAATTTTTGATAAACTTTTTTCTGCGTTAATTTGCCACTACCTTTGCCAGCAGTTAATATAAATTCTAATTTTTCTTCAGCCTTTTCATTTAATAAATTAAATTTTTTATTTACTTTTAACTGCGCTTCTTTTGCATAATTTATATATAAATCTTGCGTTTTTAAATCTGCTAAAGCTGTACCTTGTGCTTTTAATACTTTGCCTTCTTCACCTAAATTTTTTAATACTTTTACATTTAGACTTGGCGCAATCTTTTCGCCCTTTAGAAAATTACTTATTGCTGTACTTGGGCTAGAAAAATAACCATCTGGATAAATTTCATCAGCCAAAATTTTTAATTTAGCTGGGCTGTAACTTAATATTTCTTGGTTAAAAGACAAAACATCTATATATGCTTGTTTTTGCATTATTTTTATTTCATTTATTCTAGCAATAGCTTTTTCCATTGCAGAAATATCTTTTAAGTCTGTACTGAAAACAATATATGAAACTTGATTTACAATATTATCGCCAAATACTTTATTTTTAAAAATTTCTTTTGTATATTGTATTTCTTTTTGTAATGATTTTTGTAACGCACTTACTTTTAAATTAGTTGATTTTAAATCTTGTATTTCATCTTTTAAATCTTGCGTTAGCCCAGCCAAAGTTTTTTCTTCACTTGGGCTTAATTTTTTACCCTCTTTTATTTTCTTTTTAATTGTAGAAACTTTTGCTGTAAAATTTAAATTATCTACATCAGCTTGAATTGCCGATACTTTTTCTTGTTTGCTTAAATCTTGCCAACCAGACTTCTTACTTAACTTATTATATGCTTTCTGGTGGTTTTTAAAGCCGGTAACGCCCCCAATAAACTTATTTAGTAGTTCATTAGCCTTATCTTCTTTTACAGCCAAATTTGCTTGTTCTATGGCTTTATTTTTAGCCTCTTGCCTTGCTAAATCTTTTGCAACTTTGCTGGCTTGTGCAATACTTGTTTTACCTTCATCTATTAATGCAATAAGTTCTTCTAAACTTAATGGGTTGTTACGCTGGTCAACCAAATCAACAAATCCAATTTTACCATCATTCCATAACTGCCAGCGCCCATCACCAAGAACTTCTTTTTGTATGCTTACGCTTTTTGTTTTTAACCAAGTCTCGTATGTAAGTTCGCCAGCAACTTGTCCGGTCATGCTTGCTTGCATACCACGCTTTATTTTTTTTGCTTCACCCAATGGTATGCCACTTGCCACTAAAGCATCTTCAAAACCTTTTCTAAACTTTCTATTATTAAAAGTTAAATCTTTACCGGCAAGTTCACTGAAAGATTTTAACATTGGAACAATTACTGAACGACAATTATAATGGGCTGGTGGTGTTCTATAGTTTTTTTTATGCCCAATAGGGTTTTTATTACTATCCCAAGTTAAACCACTGTATGATTTGCATATATCACTGGTTCTTGTGTCAAGCGTTGAAAGCCATTGATAACCTTTAATGATATCAATATTTCTATCTATGGTTGTTTGCCTTGCTTTATTGCTTACTGCATGAACACTTGTGCGCACTAATGCTTCAGCTTGGTAACGCTTGACATTCATTATGCCATCTTTAAAATTATTGGCTTTTGTACCCCTTACCCTACGCACCAAATCACCAATACTTTCATTTGCTAATATGCCTTCACGCATTGCATCAGTAAATCTTTCAACTAAATCACCAGCTTGCCTTTGCCAGTGTGTTTTAACTGGTGCAGACATAACTAAAGTGTCATCAACTAACGCTTGCAATGTTGTGGGAGGTGGTAAAAATTGAACTAATGCAACACCAATTTTAGGATTATTGGCTACGGCTTTACCAACACCGTTTGCTAAAACTTTAGGTTCAAGTTTAGCAACATCTTTTAAACTATCTTTAAATTTAGAATTTATATCACCGTACTGTGCTTTTATTGTAGCCCTTACATTTGCAAGTAATTTGGTAAACCTTTTTTGTCTTGCTTTGCCACCAACAGCAGTAACATCTATTTTTTTTATTTTTTCTTCTAAATCTATTTCAAGTTTATCTAATAATTGAAATACCTTTTGGTACTCACTTGATTTTAACCTTTCAAGATTTACAGCATGAGTAATAATATTATCGGCAACTTTATCATTAGCGCCAGTTATATTACCAACTGGGTTAGGTCTGCCAACTGCCATTACTCTTCACTTTCGTCTTCACTCTCGTCTAACTCTAACTCATTACCAACTGTTGTTGTTGGCGTTTGTTCTAGTAAACCTTTTACATCATCAATGCTGTAATCTGGTCGCAATATTTCGCCACGCTGTAAATTGTAAATTAAATCATCTAATGGTATTGCACCACTCTGCCAAGCACTTACCAATTCTCTTAACTCAGTTGGATCTAATCGCTTATCTAAAAAGTCTGTATTTAACGTAACTTCTACAATATCTGGGTTTAACCCTTCCCAATCTACATACCATTCTAAGCATTGCTCTAAACCCATACTACAATTATTTGCTAAATTAGCTAAAACACTACTTTCGCCACTGCTTCTTACACGCAATGTTTCAGCACTTTCAACAGAACGCCTACTATCTTCTAAAAGCCTTGCGCCCAGTTGTGCCATCATTTGTTGTTTTCTTGTTAACGCATTTTCTAAAAAAGTAAGACCAGCACCTTGATATTCTAACATACCAACATTACTGCTTTCCGGTAAAAACCACATACTGCCACTACCAATAGGAAAATCACCCATTTGATCTGCTTTTAAACCAGTAATGTAAGGGGTCGGTTGGCTTGTTAAAAAGTTACCTTGTTCTAAATCTGCACTTGTTCTGTAATGACTTATATTTACGTTTGCCAAATCTATTAATGGTGGTTTTTGCACTTTTGGATTTAACTCAACAGAACCAAAGAATTGCAACGGTATATAATCAAAATTTTCACCTCTTTTTTGTGGTGTTATTTCATCAACCAAAGTAAATACTTCAGCATCTTCACTCTCCTCATATATTTGCACCGTGTAAATGCCATCAGTTAAATTTAATACCCTATAACGTAACTTACGCTCTGTACCAAAACCATCAGCCATAGGTGTTTCAGCAACCTCTTTTAATATGCACTGTACCAGCTTTTCTTCACCGTTAATTGTTTCTGTACGCCAGTTTGTTATTTCCTCTGCCCTGTAACCTCTAAAATATGGTAAACCTTCTGCTTCTGCCGGTCTATCAACCAATACTGCAAAACGACCCATTGCAAGTGTTTCTTCAACAGTATGCTGTGCAAAGTTATCAAATGGTACACCAGTTCCAGTAACATTAAATAAATTTTCCCTTAACCTATCTGGCACTTGTACTATTGGTCTTTTTCTGAAAACAGCGCCTACCAACCCAGATAATGTTCTGCCGGTTGCACCGTAAAACAATGCTCTTGTTATATAATTAACATATTGGTCTGGTAACATATTATCCGGTTTAGGTAAGTGAACTTGCCCACTGTCCTTAACAGCATCTTCACCAGCAATACAATCTCTTATTCTTTTCCATTGTATGCTGTAATCTTCATATTCATTATGTAAATCAGTAATTGGCATATTTTACCCCCTTAATAATAACCCTTTACTCTGCCGACACCCACAACATCTGGGTTAAGTGGAAATTCACTATGAACCATATAACCCAAAGCATCAGCCATATGGTCTAAACCTAAATTTTTATCCGGCATATT